GTATCTGGATTTAAAGGAACTGAAAATTCTACCTGTATATTGACTTGATTTTTTTCTTGTATAGTGAATACATTAATTATATTGATATATGATAAAAAAGAATCAGTAGCTGAACGAATAGCTTCTTCTATTCTATTTGGAATATCTTCACCTTGTTCAAACACAATGTTTTTTAATTGTGAGCCAAATTCTGGCTGAAATATTCTTTCACCAGGTGTGGTTAGTAACAAGTTTTGTAAATTTGCTTTTGATTGTTCTAAGACAGTTTTCGTTTTATAAAAGAACCCCTCAGGACTATGGTCCAATGGAAATCTTATTCCGACATACTTGTCATCGTTTCTATCTATTTCTCTTACACTTCTTGCCATTATGGTCTAAACCCACCTTCGCCTTTTTTCTTATTATTTATCGCTTTCATTAAACCAGAATAATCACGAGTTAATGCATTCTGAACATCTTCAGGAACTGCGTCTACTGAAACACCAGCTTTTTTAATTGTATCAACTGCTGCCATTTCTCTCGCTCTTTCTTTATTCTGTCCTCTACCTAAATCTCCGTATCCTAATACTTCTGCCATATTATCACTACCTAATACTCCACCGCCTAATGTTGGATATTCATCTTCCATTGGTGCTCCTAATGGTTTGGTTTGATTCAATACTTCATTTAACGCTGTGTTTTTTGTGTATTGTTTTTTAGGTTTATTGATAACCTTTTTAGGTTTAGGTTTAGAAATCGTTTCTGCTAATTTGATTTCTTCTTTTTCATTAATAAATATCTCACTTAGTTGTTTTTTGACTTCTTTACGAACAACTAATTCAATAATATTTCTTAACTTATCTTTATTCATTATTTACTCCTATTCTATTAAATAAATTTTTGTATGACTTGATAGTTTTTGCTCCGTTTGCGGTGTTTTCTGTTTTAGTTTGAAATTCATCAAACTCATCAAGTCCACCCGTATCTTTAAAATTTTGCCAACCCGTATCACTATCAGTTATGGACAATGCTTCTTTAATAGATGATACGCCGGGAATACTATCATCAAAATTGTTAAATAAGTTTCTAGCTTCATCTTCATCGGTTAAGTTAATAGCAGAACGAATCTCATCATTTTTTTGTTTCAACTTATCTGCCTCTTCTAATAACTTATCAACTTTTGATAATTGTTCATCAGTAATGTTTGTTACATCAGTTATTATATTTCCAAAACCCTCAGGTATTGGTAGTGCGGATTGTAGTTCCCCAAGTGTTCTTGTGGTTAATACATCTTGGTCTAAAAACTCTAAATTTATAGTGGCGTCTATAAAATCTTTTGCACCTTTTAATCCCTCTACAATTTTCTTTATTCCAAAAGGACTTGGTAGTAAAGGAACTCCGGCTTGTAATCCTTCAAATACTTTTTTTACTCCGTTTATTTGTTTCATAAATCCTGCTAAATTTAACTCTGGAAAAGGAACACCCTCATTAGTTATATTTACTATCTTACCATTACCACTTTCTTTTATGTCAAATTCAATTGTACTATTGGTTGGTTTAAGTGTAATTTTATCATCAGACTGAATGTTTACATTTCCACTAACTGATTGTATATTAATATCATTTTCCGAGAATAAATTAATTTTCTTTTCATTTGTCATTTGAAATAATGAACTATCACTATTTCTTATTTCTATACTTGAAGTATTTTCTGTATTACCTATTTTTAAATAATTATTAAACCTACCTTGGACCAAAGTATCACCAATACTTACATCTGGTGTTATTGGAACTATATCAACAAAGTCTGAACCATCTACATTTCTACCTCTATATAATTCAGTAGTTTGGATTGGAACTCTTGAACTTTCATTAAACTTCTCAAAGTTTATATTGTCAATATTTTCACTCAATCTCGCTAAATAATAATGTTGTCCTTTGTAAGACATACCCAACCATAACTCGCCTCGTAAAGGGTATTGTAAAATATTTGAGTTTAATGGTAAAAAAGTTCTACCGTCTATTTCGTCTATCGAGTCGCCTTGTTCAGAAAAAACATATCTACCAACAACCTGTGCAGGATTTTCATCTATCTCCACAACTTCAAAAACTTCTAATTCATAAAATCGTGTTTGCTCTTTGAGCTGGTCGAGTATTGCATACAATTCACTTTTAGTTATATATGAATTATCAAATACATTATCTAAACCAGACCCAGCGTCTGTTTCTGTATAGGCCATTAATTTTCCTTACTGATAGAACTTTCTATTTCGTCTTTTTTGATTTGTAACTCTTGAACATCGTTTTCAATAGCATCCATAAGTTGTTGTTTTTCATTTTCCGATAAACCAAACTCATCTCCACTATCCGATATTTTCTTTTCTGCTGCTGTAATTCTTTGAACGATTGTTGCTAACTTTACAAGTTGTTCATCGTTCTTGACATTGATTTCTAAATATTCTTTTAACATAGGAATAATCTGAACGGCTGTATCTCCGTCTTTGATAAATCCCACAACCTCTTTCATCAATACTTCTAATTGTGTTTTATTGGTTTTGGAATTATCGTAGATGTCTTTAAATACATCAGATAAAGTTTTTCCTTCGAATATTTCGTAATCTTTTGCCATAGTTTTTACCTAACAATAAATAGTTAAATGTTAAAAAATAGGAATATATATTTATATACCAATTAATTTTTTGTATATTCATATATAGTTATTATACGAAATCGGTTTCAAGACCGATTTTTGTTCATTTAAAGGGGGAAACTAAAATGAAAGACACAATCAAAATGATTATGGACGCAGTAGGTGGAATTAAAGACTTACTACTTCACATAATCGGCTTAGGTGTTCTCGTACAATTAGTATTTGTAGGGGGATTCTTAGGAATTGACATTGTTGGTAATTTAATTAGTTTAGTGAATCTAATTGGTAATGCAGGATTTGCTGGATTTATATCACTAATCGTGATACTTGGATTACTCAACAAATAAAGGTGGATTAAGAAGGGCAGTAGAGATACTGCCCTTTTTTTCTATATGTTATCTACTCGCTTCTACTGAAGCTTTTCTATATTCTGTAACTAACTTTTTAACTTCACCAAGGGCTTTACGAGCTCTTGTTCCAGCTGCTTTATTGCCGGTGTTAACATTAGTTTGATGATTTGTTTCAAATTCTGTAAACAAACCACTTAGTTGTGAATATAGTTCATCGATTTTACTCATATGTATATCCTCCATATTATAGTATATCCCAACTACCTGTCCATTTAGTTTCAATAGAACCTGTAGCGAGATAGTTTTTTTGTAAGTTACTATGATGTTTTTTCAAAACATTTATAACACGAGTAATATGTTGTGTGTTAGAACCAGTCATTTCTCTAATCAGAATGTATAATGCTTTCTTATTAAAGTTCTCAATATTTTTTCTTTGTTCCATTAAATATAATACTGAGTTAGCGACATCAATGTCTTGTTTTCTTTTGAACACGGTAGTCAAGTTGTTGTCCCAATATTCTATGAACAAATCCATATACTCTTTTTGTCCTTCCAAAATATCTGCTCTATTGGTTTCCCACATAGCATCTCTTTTGTAATCGGTAACTTCCTCTCCCTCGTGTTGTTTAAGTTTTTTGTAATTATTATTATTGTGTAGAATTAAATAATTCTTTGCGACGATACTGAAATAACTAAATGCTTTTCCTTTACCTTCGGTAAACTTATGCATATTCATATATAAGAAACTTACTACTTCGTGTTTAACATCTTCACTCGGAACATCAAAGTAATAAAACTTAAATGTATGAATTATATTTTCTGCCAATTTCTCAAAAGGTGTTCTGATATGCTCATTGTAAATTCGTTCCCTCATATGTGGACGAGTTTCTTTATTATGTCTAATGATTGCGTCTTCTGTTCCTTGGTGGAAGTAATATCTTGGTGAACCCTTTTTTGCTTTTCTCGGCATTATAACTCCTCTTCTGTTATTTCGTTTATCTCGTCTACTGCTTCTTTGATTGATTGAAACACTACACCTATTTCATCGTCAGCTTCAAAACTACCTTTTATATCTACCTCGTCTAAGATTCTTTTAGTTTCTTGTATTCTTTCTGCATAGTTCTCAATCCAAGTTTCTAATCTTTCTACTTTCCTCGTTAGATTAAATGTAGTCCAACTTAATATTAAAACAAGTAGTGTTAGTAATATGTATCCTATCATTTTTTCTCTCCAAACAATTCATTAAATATATCTTTAGCGTCTGTGGTTTTGGTGTTGAACTTTTCTTTAACTTCGTTGTTCGCTTCAATTTGTTTACCAACCGCACCTTTAATTTTACTTACTGATTGTTCTACTTTTTTAGCTTCTATCTTGTTTCCATTTTTCCACACATCTCTTTCGTAATATGTAGCCATCATATCACCTTGGTGAACGATAACTGGTAAGTGTGTTCTCAACATCATATTTGGCATTGATGTTTTTAAATATGCTTCATTTGCTTTTACATACATTCCGTCTGCCAATCTAATACCATAAAATTCTCTTGTAGAATATTTGATACCATAATGTTGTATCATTCTCAAAACTCTATCCGTAACGTTCATATGTTCTATGTCTGGATTGAAGTTATAAATCTTACCTTGGTTTTTAATGTGCCACTCGGATTCGTTTGGTGTGTATAGTTCGTTTCCTAACTCATCACCAACTTTACCTAAGTCGTGGTGTAGAGCTGCGAAAACTAATTCTTCATCTGTGAAGTTAATCGTTGCTCCTATATCTTCCCATAACTTTTTAATTTTTAATGAAAATTTTACCACGTGCAATATGTGTTCTACATATCCACCAACCTTTGAATTATGATAGTGTTCTACTGAACTCGCTGGTGCTACCACCATTCTATCTTCTAAGTCATCATACATATGATTTAATTTATCTAATCTTAAACCACTAAATGTATCATTGATAATCTTTCTTAACTCTTTATAGTTATC